CATATTCCCAAACGTTTCCGCTTTGAGCTACATCACCTCTTTTTGCTCCTGAGAATACAACTGTTGCACCCGCTGTAGCGTCTGCAGCTATGTTTAACCAATCAGGTAAATTTGCTGCTTCATAAGCTGCTTTTACTAATAAATCTGCAGCTGTGTGTGCTACTGAAGCTGCAATTGCTGTAGTAAAGCTAAAGAATTCTGGAGCTGTTCCATCAAGTCTTACAAACTTTAATACTAAACTACCTGCTGCTGCAGAAGAACCTGCAATAGTGTCAGTTACTGTACATGCAGCAGCTGCTACTTTAGCTTTACCGCTGTAGTTAATTACGTCTCTACCATAAATCCAAGGACTTACAATATCTCTTGTGCCATTTCCTTGTACAATTCTAAATTGTGGGGAATCAGCGATTGTGTCAGTATTTGACATCGCTGCTGGTCCGTTTTGTGTTAGTTTTTGGATTTCAATTGCACCATTATCTAGTTTTCCTGCTACTGTTCTAGCTACTGCAACATTGTTTCCAATGTATAAATGTCTTGCCATTTTTTTAATTTTTTATATTATTACTATTTATTTTTTGCTTCCTCTATTTGATTAGTTTGATACCTAGAATCTTGAAAAGTTTCTAAAATACTACTAACAGTCATGTCCACAACCTCTTGATGGTTATGTTCGGGAAGCTCACAACTTAGCCCCAAAGATAGTGAAATCTTCTGAGGTTTTCTTAAGTACGTTATTTTTACCTTCTCTATTATAAATATATCACTCGTGTATATATCAATTTGATTATTCCTTATAGTTGTTAAGGGAGAAGAAGGTTTTGTTGCGTTAAAAGGGTCATTTAACAATGTAAATATATCATCATGTTGAACATATTTATTTGCTGCCCATTCTGAAGAATTAAATACAGTAGCTTCTCTGTACGCTCCAGCAGATAAAGATAAATATTTAGCAGGTGAAAATTGATTTGAAGGATCATCTGAAGCTATTGCTGGAGATGAAGATCCTACTAATTGTGTTACTAAACCAAGAGAAGCATCCCAATTAAACCATGAGTGTACAGATTCATCTACTGTTATAATTATATTATTAGGTCTATGTATATCTAAATACTTTTCCCAATATATAGAAAATCCAGGTTCCCAATTAGCTGGGTCTAATAAAACTTCTTTATATGCTTCTATATCTTGAGGAAAAATAAAACCTGCAAGTAAATTAGGTTGTATAATCCAAGCTCCTCCAAGAGAAAAATTTGATGGGTCTGCCATCACTGAAACTGGGTAAACTAATTGAGAGTTATTATTTAAAAAAAATGTATTAAAATTTACAACAAAATAATTAACATCTACTGCAGCTGGATTTTTTACGCTGAAATTTATAGGACTACAATTATTTTGAATAACATAAGACCTTTGATTTATTAAATGCAGATAATCACTAGGAAATTCAAAAGTATCTACAAATACTTTAGAAGAAATTTGTTCTTTGTATGTTACTGCGGATTCATACTCTCTAAGTAGATTACGTAAATCGTCAATTCTTTTTTGAGATACCTCAAACCCTTGACCGTTCCTAATAATAAGTCTATTATTAATAAATCTAGTTTGAGCTTTGTTTAACTCAATATCTAATTCCTCAGATAAAAGCAAATCGGCTTGGAGTGAATTAATCTTATCCACTCCTTGCCTGATTGCTAAATGCATATCTTGTATATTCATATTATACTAACGATAATTCTTTTAATTTTGCTCTTAATATTGTTAATTTACCAGAATTCTTTTTATCTTTCAAATGAATAACTGCATCATCTGTTGTATCCCCAATAACTTCATCGATAAAAATTACTTGATTTCCAATATTTCTTAAAACTCCAGCTGAGATCATTTCTGCTATCTCTGATTTTAATTCTAAATTTTTATCTGTTGCAATTTTTATAAACTTCTTTGGATCAGAATTCTTAATTTCATACAAAGCGTTCTCTACTTGATCTCCACTCATCCTGTCAGGATTAGTATTAGACATCAATCTTAGAATTCTCTTCATATTTGATGAATTAGAAGTAACTTTAATAAATTCTTTATCCGCATCTTTCCTAACTTGGATTTCATTATTTCTAGTCTTATCTTGTCTAGTTAAATCTTGAATGTAGAATTTTTTAGTTATATCTGTATCCATCTCTTCTTTAGTTAAAGCTACATGCGGGTGTTTCATCGCAAAACTATACTTGATATAATCCATAATACTAATTGGATTCCCATCTGTATCTTTTCCTATTTCCAACTCAACTCCTGTAAAACCTACAGGGATTGTCATATCCGCCCAAAATGTTTTAGAATGTTTAGGCCAATCACCATGATCAGGGTTTACATCTAATATTCCATCTAGATACTTTTTTTCATCTTTCGAGTCAAAACCTTTTAAAGGTTGTCTATTTACATAAACACTACTTAGTTTATAGGTTGCTTCGGCTCTTACTGCTTTAGGGAGATGACCGCCTATGTCTTCTCTCCTGATAAATACTTTTTTACTCATAATCTTAGTTCTTTTAAAGTTTAAATTAGGTGGGTGTAAAGAATAACTCCCCGGATACTCTATTAATTAATTAAAGAGGTGGGGGAATTACCCCCCACAACCTTAATCAAAAACCAATATATAGACGCAAATTAATGCCAAATTAAGACGCTACACATGTAATATCAAGCGAAGTATCAAATCTCTTAAGAGCAATACCTGCTGTCTTTAACATATGTACCGACGCACCATCTACATCAGACGCTCTAGAAGAACTTGAATCAAATCCTCTTGGAACTACTGATCCAGCTACACACCATCTCATTGCTTCACGACCTTTCTTAGAAATCATTTGCAAATTGTTTTGTCCATCATAATTAGACTGATCAACAAAGACCATTCTATAAGACTCAAGAGAGTAACCTGTAACAGGGTGCTTACCACGAGCTTGTGCAACTGCACCGTGATCAAATAATGGTAATTTTACCACATTCACAGTGTGTCCGTCTACGTGCTCGTAGGACGTAAAGTAACCACTCATACCTAATGATCTTCCAGATCCAGTGATGAAACGATTCTCGCCTCCTACTTTCCAAGTATTACTTGAGAAGTGAGATTTAAGTGCCTCATCAAATTCTCTAGCACCACCAGTACCAGTATAAAGAGTTACTTGTTTTTGAGCAGCATCAGTCATTCCGTAGAATAAGTCACCGATGATGTTCTTTAATTTTGTTTCAGTCATTGTAGAGTAAGTGTCAGTTTCAACAATTTGCTCTAAAAGACCAGGACCTACAATTACAGGCTGTCCATTCTCGTCTTTCATATGAGTATGTCCGTTTGCATCATAAGTTTTTTGTCCGTACCAGTAGTACATTTCACATTCTTCTTTGAAGTCTAACATGTGTAAGTACTCTTCGTAATCCATCCATAATTTAGTAGTAGATCCACCTTTAGTTGGTAAAGAGAATTCAGCTACAAAATCTTTTGCGTTCCCAGACATGTGGTAAGATTTTCTAACAGTAGTTAGTTTGTTTCTTACTTTTCCTGGAGTTTCCCAGTTTGAAGCATTTCCTCTAGAGAAATCAACTCCTACTGGTGCATACATTTGTGCCCAAAGTGCTCCTGCAGTTGCATCAGCTGCTGCTAATGTTGCTGTAGCTACTGGGTTAACTAATTGTAAAGTGTAAGTCCAAGCTGTACCACCTGCTGCTTGTTGTGGTTCTTTCATAATACGTGCTTGAGTACCTCCTTGAGATACTAATACGTAAGGAAATACAAAGTGTTTATCAGGGAATTCAATCTCGAAAGATGCTCCTCCTAAACCTATGTTTGATGTTGATGCTCCTGTTGCTGCTACTGGTCTCGTTCTTAATCTATGTGTTGCCACACGGTACTCATACTCTAAGTTATCGATAGACTTAGCATTTCCAACACCTTCAGTTAAGAAAGATAATGGGAATCTTTTGTCATCTTTTCCAGATAGATGAGTAATAATAGGAGACAGTTCAGTTGGTTTGGATAACATCGCATTTGCCAGACTATTCATGTCTGTCATTTGTGAATCGTTATAAAACGTTTTTTGAACGCTTATATTTGTTCCATTTACTGCCATTTTTATTTATTTTAATTTAGGGTACCTAACTCCCTGTTCAGGTATATTTTTAAAGACTAAGATCTAAATTATCTAAATCTATATTCTTACTAACTCTAGATTTCTTACGAGCACTTTTTACAGTCTCTTCGTTCTTAGAAATCTTTTGTCTTAAAGATTTTGTAGCTTGTGTCTTAGCTTTTGTTTTTATAATATCTTGTAAGTTAAATCCTTTATACATTAAGTAATCAATAGCTAACTTTACTTCCATATCAGCTTCTGAGTGGTCAACATCTCTCTGCGTGTACCCTTCGTTAGAAACAGGTTTAGAGAGATAGTTAAAGAACTTTGACTTTTCTTTTTCTGGGACTTGTAATCCTTTAAATTCTTTTGACTCCTGTATAGTATTAGATACGTCGTTCCAAAACTCTTGTTGCTCTGCTTGTTGTTTTTGTACCATTCCTTTTTGGTCTGAAAGCATTTGCTCTTTTTGCTGTGCCTGTACTTTACCTAAAGCTTGTCTTGCTTGATCTGCTTTAGAATGTAACTTTCCAGAGTCTTCGTAATCTCCAAGCATTTCTTGTATAAAATCTTTATCGTGACCTTTTTGTTTAAAGTAGTCTGATAAAATTGCTTTTTGACTTCTAATATCATCTTGTGCAAGTTCAATTTGATTATAATCTAAATTAGGGTCATGAGCCTGCATAAAGTTTTCTGATTGTCCTCCAGATAAAACATAATCTAAATGTTTTTTAACTAAAGGGAATGCTTCTAAAACTTCATCAATTCTATCGTCAGCCATTTTTGAAGCTACATCCTTAGTCATATCCGCTAAACCTTCTGAAGTATCTTCATATTCTCCATCAAGCTCATATCCTAACTTTGTTAAAACTTCACTGACAACAGTACTTTCACCGTCACTTTCTTCAGAATCTACTTCTTCTTCTTCAACTTCTTTTTGTTCTTGTTCTTCCTGCTCTTCTTCTTGAATATCTTCAAGTTCATTAGTAGGAGCTTCTACTTCTTCTTGTACTTCTTCTACAGGACTCTCAATTTCATCAAGAGCAACTGTACTAGCGCCATCACCTGCGATCACATCGTCAAATGTAATGTCGTCTAATTGTATCTTTTCATTTGGGTTCATATATATATTTATTGGTTTTAAGCTACAAATTTACGAATTATATTGATATTTTTTATACTTTCGTTATTTTTAAAAGATCTATTATTGTATAACACTTACAATATATGTTTCGCTTTATATCCACCTCTTTTAAACAAATTTTTTGTTCTAGAGTTCCATTTTTTTCTTTCTTTTTCAATTTGTTTTTCTGTTGCGTCTTCTACGTTAGTTTCACCAAGTACTTGTTTATGGTTTTTTAGCCAAAATTTAAACACTTCCTCTTGAGTTGGAGGAGTACCATCTTTTTTAATTAAATCATAAAAAGATTTAACTGCTTTTTTACCTCTATTCATTTTATCTCCTAAAAATAATCCATCTTGATCTACTCTAGATAAATCTGAAAAATCTGGACTTACCTGTAAAGCTTCAGGATACATACTTGGGAAATTACTAAAAGATGTAGATGTAGAATCACGAGTAAAAAAAGCGCTTCTATTAAAAGCAGTACTAGCTCCTTTCTTTGTCCCCATTTCAAATTGATACGCTCCTCTACCAGGACCATCATATCTAGTTTTTACACTATCAACTACACCATTAACATCTGGTGGAAGTTTTATATATTTATAAGAATCTTGTTTTTTATCTGCTACATTATTAGATTCATGCTGCCCAACAGCATTCATTACATTATTTGCGTAGGTAGTATCTGCCCCTGCATTATGTAAGTAATCCATCATATGATTTCTTAAACCACCCACTTGATACTTAGACTTAAATCCACCTTTTTGTTTATATATATTAGGATTAGTTAAATCAAATGTACCTCTATTACCTATTGCTGATTTTATATTGCTAGGATTAGTACTAAGATATTCCGCTGGATGAATAAATTGATCTGGGCGTGGATTTTTTGGTGTAACTGAACGTACTACTCTACCATCAAATTCTTTAGATAAATTAACCCCGGTATTTTGAACTTGTTTACCTATATAAGGCTTTTCTATATTTACATAACTAGGCATTTCTATCTTACCATAGTAATCCCCATATTTTTTAGCGTTTTCTTTTGTATGAAAGTAAAAACCTTTGCCCCAAAATCCTTCATCTGTTCTACTGCCAATTTCGTTTGGATCAAATGTGTCAAATACCTCATCTGTTTTATGCATAAGTATTTGGGGTTCTCCACTTGCGCTTCTAGTTACACTTTTTCCAAAAGCTTTATTAAAATTTTTACTCTTTTGTTGAACAAATTGTTCTGGAGATCCTTTAAACGTTGAGCCATTAGCATTTTTCATCCAAGTACCTCTAGATTTAGTAATCTCTTCTATATGCTTATATTCGTCTATAAGAGCAGTATTACCAGGAATTTCCTTATTCCACTTACCCCAATTTATATCAGATCTAGGTTTAGATTTAATTATAGGTTTAGATTTAATTTTATTTTTAAGAAACTTGTATCCTCTTTTAATAGCTCCTCCTGGTATAAATGGAATTGCAAAACCTACAGCATTTAATGCAGCATTACCATACTGTCCTTTAGATAAACTTTTTATAGTATTTTTAGCATCAATAATTTCTCCTAGTCCAGGAGCAAAATTAGCTATATCTTGAACTTGGCTAATAGTCTTATCCGTTTTCTTTTTCCCTTTACTATAATCTATATTAAATTGTGTTGTTCTACCAACTTTAGCATCACTGGATCCTTCACCTGTGTTAGGATCTATCATTTTTATTCCACCTTTTTGATAAGCTGCTGGCGATTCTATTATAGTTCCTTCAGAAGGGCCTGTTGGTAAGTCTTGTATTCCTGGGGGTACATTTTTATAACTCTCTACTAAATGTCCTTGGTTATCTATCTTT